TTCATCGTGACCGGCGATCCCGTTCTTGGCGCAGTAGCCGGGAACGTGCACGGTATTGTCCACGTCATCTATGCGTAACCAAGCCCTCGGAAGTAAGCGGACAATCCACTCGGGTGTCCTCAGTATTTGCTCGAGACTGGCGGGCGTTATTGGCAACTTGTCTTCGCTGTCCGCGTGGACATCCGCGATTGTCCACAGGTGGACAGCTACGCCCAGCAGGGTGTGGTACCAGATGCGCGGATCTTTGATGCCCGCGTCAGGTTGAGCGGCCATGGCCTGGGCGATTGTCCAAAGGTCCAGATCATCGACGAGCTGCTTGTCGACCCGGATGTACCAGCCCATAACCCCTCCTCGCGTCCCGCGTCCTTGGCCCCCGGCCCCCCTCAGCCCGTCCAGACTGGCTCGTCAGGTATCGGCGGTGGCCGCGGGCGCGGCCGGCGCAGGCGGGCCTCGAGCTCCTTGAGGCGCTGCATCTTCGCGACGAGGCCCCGGGTGCAGGATCCCTCGCCGGCTTCGTGCAGCTCCTCGTACAGGGTGCGGGCGATGTAGACGTGCGTGCGGACGTGCTTGCCGCCGGCATTGCGCGGGCGACCGATTTTCGCTTTGTTCATCCGGCCAGTATGCGCCGGTTTAGAGGGACTTTGGTGTGCCGTGTTTGGCGATCCGTGCCACCCACCCTGACCTCGGCGTGTATTTGAATTCTAAGTCGTACGTCCAGAGGTCAGGGCGGCACTTCCTGAGTGCTTCCAGGGCAGCGAGAAAATCGAACGTGACTAGGGCGCGGGCGGGGTCGGCTCGGGGATCTGCTCGCCGGGATGAGTCGGGTCGGTCGGTCCTGGCGCTGGCGTCGGCTCGAGCGGTTGACCTTGACCGGGATCGGGCTGCTCGTCTTCGGGCTCCTCGGGCCGGTTCGGGATCTTCTCGGGCGGTGTGGCTTTCTCGCCGGGCTTGCGTGGCGTCGGAGCGGCGTGCATCGGCGGCCTCCGTTTCGATTTGAGCTTGGCCTTCGGTTTGAGCTTCAGCACCTTGCGCTTTCTCATCGGCATGGTTCATCCCTTCTTCGGTGGAGTGGGCGGCGGGTTCTTCGGCGGCGTGCCGGTCGGGATCGCCGTTTCCGGGTGCGCCGGCACGAGGTTGAGCGTCGCGAGGATCGCGGTCACCAACGCGGAGAGCACCGTCAACCACTCGACACTCCAAAGATGCGCCAAGTGACCGCCATCGAGGAGCACGGTGAGGACCGCGAAGAACTCCAGCGCGTATTTTCGCCAGTTCTCGCTCATGGTCCTTCACCGCGGCGGCTTGTACGGAATGTTGCGCTTGGAGCCCGGGGCCTTGCCGTTACCCGGCGACCACAAGGGGCGCGGCATCGCGGGATCGGCTTGCATGATGGAGTCCTGGCGATGCTCGGCCGCGAGCCGGTTGACGCCCGTGTCCTGGCGCTCAAGCGTGGTGGTGGAATTCCACTTCGTTTCGTGTCGGCCGCCGCTACGCTGCTCGCGCATTGGGCCGGGCGGGTTGCTCGAGCGCTTCCCCGGAGTGCTGACGTTCAGTGGCATGGCTCTTCTCCCGAATGAGGACAGGCAGGAAGACCAGCACCGCGAAACCGGCGGCGATCATAGCGCCCATCTGTGACTGCAAGTACATGGCCCACGCGAAGAGCGCGAACGTCATCGCGAGGGTGAGGATGAGCACGAGCCGAGTGCGGAGGACACCCAGCGCGACGTTCGCGCCCGTCAGCATTTCAACCAGGTCGAGCTGTCTCATGGCTTCGGCGGCGGCACGGGATCGGGATCAGCGAAGGCATCACCGAAGGAAGCCTCATCGAGCTTCTGCTGGGCGATCATCAGTTTCGCGAGCGTGTTACCGAGCTTCGAGATGTCATCCGCAGAGCTGGCGCGCTCGAGCGCCTTGACGACTTTGCGCGTGGCCTTGTGCAGGTCGCTCCCCTCGTCGGCCTCGGGCTTGATGTGCGCGACGCGGCTCATCGGCGCGGGCGCCACCACACGAAGGCGAGGCCCCCGAGCCCCAGGGCGAAGAGCGCGAGCGGCGGCGGCTCCCTCACACTGGCGCAAGGATCATCCGCGTCACAGTCGCGCAGACTCCCGGGACATTGCTGGGCATTGCCGTCGCAGTCGGTCTGCTTCGGATCTTTGCCCTTGCCGTGGTCGTTGTCCCAGCCGCGGTGAAAGCCCGGCTGCTTGTCGTGCGCCTCGAAGACGTCGTTCGGTCCCTGCTGCAGCATGGCAGCGGCAATGAGTTCAATCATCGGCGTCACCTCAACATATTGATCGAGCCAACTCCCGAGAGCGCCCGGTGCCAACGATAGGCCTGCTGCATGTCGACCACGAGCACACCATTCGGCCCGTGCTGATGCGTATCCAGCAAGTCGAGCCGGTCCCGCAGCTCGGCATACACGCGCCGCCAATCTTCCACCTCCTGGCGCAGTCGCTCGATCTTCTCGGCGTCACTGCACTTGTCCCACGGTTTCGGGCCGATCCAGCCCGGTGTGTCCGGCGTGGCGTTCATCGGCGAGCTCCTCGAGGTCGGGGCCTCAGTTGGCGGCCGGTGCGGTAGCTCTGGCCCGTGGATTTCTGGCACACAGCATACGGATTAACGCCGCTGCCGCGGGCCTTGACGTGCTGGACGCAGCGGTGAACACGGGTACCGACGGGCATGGGCTTCTCTCCGTCCCAGATGATAGTCCGCTCTCTCACCGGAACTGCACGCTGAAGAGCCAGGTGAGCAGCAAGAACCAGATCACGGCTCCGACGGCCGAGGCGAAGATCACCGCGCGCTGGAAGGGGCTCACCGTCGCCCCGGCCGCTGCAGCCGGCGGTTGAACTGCCGCCTCGTATAGCGCGGGAACCCCCGTTGCTCGGGCAACCGCTGGCGGGTCTTAGCCATCAGTGCTGGCCGACGCCCGTTCCGTCGCCTGCCGCAGCTGGCGGTGGTGAGAGCCGGTTGAGCAAGTCCTCGGCGACGTTCTTCATGCCACCGTGGAAGCCGATGTATGAGCCCTCGGTGACGTAATAAATCGCGGCCCTACCTGTGCCGCTGTAGACGCTGACGGTGATCGTGCGCGCGAGCGAATAGTTCGGGGGCGTCACAATCGCGAAAGGTGTGATTCCCTCCGCTGCGAGCGGTTGGGGGCCTTTTGCCGTCCCGTTCGGCGAAGATGCTGCAGCCTCGGGCGTAGGCTCGGCGGCAGAAATTTCTTCATGGGACGGTGGCTGAGTCTTGCGTGCGGACATGTGGGCCTCCTCAAGCAATGACCAAGGTGAAGCTCTTCGATCCCATGAAGCCGGCGGTGTCCTTGACCGCGAGCGTGAACACATAGGTGCCGGCCGTCGTCGGGGTGCCTGACAGCACGCCTGCACTCAAGGTCATGCCGGCCGGGATCGTGCCGCTCGCCTGGGTGAAGGTGTAGGGGCTCGTGCCGCCGGAGGCGGCGAAGGTCACCGCGGTGTAGGCGACGGCATGGGTTCCGGGCGGGAGCGGTGAGGCGTTGGTGATCTGCACCGCGACGTTGGCGGGGAAGCTCGGGGCCTGCGTCGTGCCGGCGTTCCACGGGGTGATCGAGAGCACCTTGGTGGTGTCGGTGATGGTGGGCGCGGTGGGCGAGGGCGGAATGACGGCGGCCCCCGAAGTGAACGGGATGGTCTGCGCGATGATTGAATTGGTGGGCGCTGCCGCGATCAGCGCGGCGTTCATCCACTGCACGGCGTAGGGCGGGATCGTGGTCCAGAACGCGGCCGTCGCGGAGACGGCGGGGTTCGCGGTCGGGGCCGGGACCGGCGGTGCGACGGTACTCTCGGTCACCCATTGGTTCAGCGCGGCCATGCTTACTTCCCCTTTTCCATGCGTTGCTTCTTACGCTCAAAGCGCTCCTTGCGCGACTCCAGCTTGTACTCCTGCTTCTTCTCCTCGGTCGCGCCGTAGGTCTGGACGCCGAAGAGCCCGCTGATGTTCGCCGACACGCCCCCGCCCGCGAGCCACTGCTGGGAGCTGATCGGCAGGAATTGTTTCGCGAGAAAGTTGGCGTAGGCGGTCGGCACGTCGAGGCCCTCGGCACCGGTCGGCACGATGTCGGGCGCGTAGTGCGGCTGGTGGGCGATCCACTGCTTGCCGAAAGCCATCTCGCCCGCGACGCGCGGCCAGAAGCCGAGCTTGTTGTCGGCGGTCTGAATCGGATCCTGCATGAACTCGAACGGCTCCATGGCGTGCTTCGAGAACTGCATGGTGCGGCCGTCGGCTTTCTCGATGCGCGTCGGATCGCTGTTCTGCCAGATGTACTTGCCGGCCATGAGGTAGTTGAGGCCGTTCGCGAGCGTCAGGTAATAGAGCGCGGTCTTCATCAGGTAGCGGCGGTGGAGAGCGGCGAGGCTTGAGTCCTCGACGGCTCCGGGGAGCGCCATGTAAGCGCTGCGGAAGGTCGCGAACGTCCAGTCGGGAGCGAACATGAGGAGCTGCATCGCGCGCTTGCCGGTCGGGGTAAAGAACATGTAGGCGGCATCGCGCGCGAACCGCGAGCCCGTCTCCTGGCTCATGCGGAACCAGTCGAGGGAGCCAAAGATCGTGTTGGCGTAGTTGGCGGCGATCTCCGCGGCCCGCGCCCGCGGGATGCCCTTGCCGGTGAGCTGCTCGAGCGAGTCGAGCGCGACGATGAGCTTGAAGCCGTTCTGCAGCGTGTCGAAGGTGAAGCCGTTTAGCGCGCGGTCGAACTTGCCGATTGCATCGCGGGCCTTCTCGGTCGCGGCGGTGATCGGGAAAGTCGTGTCGACGTTCTGCTGCACCCAGGCCAGCGCGCGGTTGAACTGGTCGGACTCGAGCTCGAGCGGCCGGCCGATCCGCAACCCCCCCATGAGCAGCGCCTCGATGTCCGGGTCGTTCGCCGGCAGGCGGTAGCGCTCCATCATGCGTTTCGCGGCGGCATAGGTGGCCGGAGCCCCGACGAGCGGAATCGCTTCGATACCCAGTCCGCGGCGCGCGGCGAGAAAAGCCTGATAGAGGTTCTGCGCGTGAAAGAGCGACATCGCGACGATCATCCGCTTCTGCGTCATGTTGATACGGTTGGCGGCGATGAGGAGGTCGTGCGGCGTGTAAGCGTCGTAGACGAATCGCAGCTGCGGAGCGATGTCCTTGTGGACCTTGTAGCCTTCGAGGAAACGCCCCGGCATCGTTTCGTAGTTGGGGCCGGCGTCCTTGGCGGGCTCGATCAGGTGACGCGGTTCCTTGGCGGCGAACTTGCGCGCGGCAGCTCCCGGTGGCGGCTCGGGCGGCAAGTACCAGCCTCCGGGCTCGTTCGCGGCCTCGCGGTCGACCGGCGGGAAGTCCCCGCCCCCACCGCCAGGTGGACGCTCGATGGGCGGCTTGCTCGGCGGCAGTCCGATCCGCTTCGAGCCTGACCAGACATCGCGCGGCAAGTGATAGCCGGTCGTGCTGTTGGGATCCTGATGCTGGGCAGCTCGCGCGTCGGGGACGTCGACGTACTCCAGATGATCGGCGTGATGCACGTCGCGGGAGGCCATCTCGGCCATCTGGCGGTTGTGCGTGAACCAGCGCGTCGGCTCGGGCGCTTCATGGACGGTCATCAGATACAACATTCGCGCGACGAGCGGACCCAGCTCGTGCCCCTGCAGCTCCGCGAAGGTTCGCGGCAAGTCGCCGCCCAACCAACGTCCCAAGTCGGCCCAGCTCTGTCCGGGTTGCGGCCGGTGGTCCGAGGCATAGATTTCGTCTTCGACCAGGTGCTGCACGTCGCGCGGTAGTTTCGGGTAGACCGAATTCCAGAAGTCCGTCGCGAGTCTCTTGGGCGTTGAGTCCTGATCGAGGTCGCGGAGGAGCTGGTCATCGCGCAGTAGATCCTGCGGATCCTTGTTGGCGGCGGCGGTGAGGCGCTCCTCGCGGTCGGCGATTCTCGCCCCCGGCTCCATGGCGTAGAGCCGTGTGTGACCGTCGGCGAGCGGCGGCTCGGCCTGATGCGGCCGGAATCCCTGCACGCGCCCGGGTTTCGGCTGACCGCCGGGGATTTCGTACACGTCGCCGTAAATGTCGCTCGTGTCGGTCTTGCGGTAGCGCGTGAGCTGGTCCTGCGGCACGTCCATGAAGAACACGCGCTGACCGCGCATGACCTCGGGGAGCTGGTGCAGACGGTTGATGTCGGTCGTCCAGTTGAGCGCGTTGGAGTGCAGCGCGTAGAGGCGCGTGTGGCCCCACGGTGGCCCGGGCGGCTCCTCGCTGGCGATCGGCGTGAACCGGTCGGACGTCAGGCGCTTGGGGCGCGTGATTTCCTCGTACTCGGCGGTGTAGGGCTGGTCCTCGAGCAGTCCTCCGCCTGCAGGTCCGCGTGGCTCGGGCGGCATGCCGCGGTTCTCCGGTCCCAACACCGTCGGCGGAAAGCCCTGCACCGGCCAGTTCTTGAGCGCCTCGATCATCCGTTTGCGCTCGATCGCCCGGAACATGGACTGCCCGTAAATGTCGATGACTTCCGCGATGTCGGTCGTTTTGATGCGCAGGTTCGATCCGCGCAGCGCCTCCTGCAGCTCCATGATGGTGGGATAGGTGCGGCGCTTGCCGAAGCGCGTGCCCGAAACACCGGCTCCCCTCTCGCGGCGATCCTCTTCGCCGGCGCGGAAGGAAATGATGTCCCACAGGGCATCCTTGATCCGCTCGAACTCGCTCCGACCCTTCGCCATCTCGGGAGCGTTCTCCACGATATGCGTCACGTAGTCATCGAGGATCCCGCGAATCACATCGGCATCGAGGGCGGTTTCGCCCATCATGTCGAAGAACGCGCCCACCTGGTCGAGCACGCCCTGCTCGATGGAATTGAGCTCGATGCCGGGATGGTTCTCGCGGGCCATGAAGATCGCGCTGCGCCGCTCGGGATCGCGAACCGTCTCGCGGATCCAATTACTGAAGTTGGTGAGGTTGCGCGTCCACACGGCTTGCCGGCCGTTATAGGTGTTGATGACGCCCGCCATGTTTATGCGCATATCCGGTCGCCAGTGCGCGGCGAGGCCGGGGCCGGCGGCAAGTCCTCCGAAGACCAGTGCGGAGGGGAGTCCCCCGAACAGGTAGGCAGTGCCACCGGCGACGAGAGCGCGGGCGGCAGCTCTGCCCATCACCTTGCCGGTCGGCTCGCGCAAGCTCGGGTCGTAGTAGCGGATCCAGTTGTTGCGGCGGATGTTCTCGAGCGTGTAGGCGTTGTCCATCCAGAAGTTCGTCATGCGCGCGTAGGGTCCGCTCGTCTCGGGCGACATCGGGAAGGTGTTGTAGAAGGACGCGATGCGCTGCAAGTACTGGCGGGCTTCTTCCGCCTCGGCGCGCGTTGATTTGACGATGCCGGTCCCGGGTGGCTGGTCCTTGGCGTGCGTCGCGTACCCCTCCGCGGTCGGCGTCACCACCATCTCGGGCGTCGCTCCTCGGGGTGCACCATCGGGCGGGAACACTTGCCCCATGACGCGGCCGGTTTCTTCCGGCGTCAGCGGCGGTGGACGCTCACCGCGAACAGCTCCCTTGACGGCTCCGATCCCGAGACTCCCTAACGCCGCGCCGCCGGCCGCCATCGAGAGGTCCGAGAGCGTCAAGGGCTTCTCCTCGCCCGCGGCCTGTGCCGCTGCCTCCCCGCCCCCGAGCGCTGCGAACTCGCCCGCGGTGGCCGCTTTCTCGGCGACTGCAGTGCCGACTTTCCCCAGCGTCCTGGCGGCGGCCTCGGGGAGCTTCGCCTCGGGAGCGAACCACCAGGCGGGGTCGGCCATACCCGCAGCGAGTCGCCCGGTCGCCCTCCACGGATCCGCCTCCACGTCGGACCACATGCCCTTGATGCCCTGCCCGAGCTGCGTCAGGTAATCGGGGGCCTTGGGGTCGGTGTTGAAGACCTGTGCCATCTTGGTCGCGGTCTGCCGGGCGAGCGGCCCTAGCGGATCGACGGGCGTGAAACTGAGCGGGTCGTGCGCGACGGCCTTGCCGGCCTCGATGATGTCCTGAGCGGGAAGCGCCGGCACGGCCCAGCGGGGGAGTCCCTGCTCGGCGAGCGGATCGGTAACGCCCGTCAGGAATTTGCCGGCCCGACTCTCGATGTCTGCCGCGGCGTCGCGCGCGCCACCGAGTAGCGCCCCAGGCACTTCGCCAAACCCTTTCCACCACGGGTCACGCGCGAACTGCAGGTCTTTGGGGTCAAGCGTGAAACCCGGCCAGCCTTTGCTCCGAAGAAACTTCTCCCATTCGGGCGAAAGCGGTTCGCCGGGGCGCGGAGCCGCCCACTGGAGCTCATTGGGATCGAGTGGCGGCAGATCATTCGGCATCTGCATCGGCGGCTGTTGCGGAGGTTGCGGCCGCTGGGTGTACTCATCCGGGTGCGGCCTCGCGAACTGCATCTGGGAAGGGTCGAGGTACTGCGTCGGGATGAGGTCGGGGATCGACTGCTCGCTTGGCTCGACGTCCCGGGAGAGCTCCATGTCGGGGTCGGGGTTGGCATTAGGCGCACCGGCCTGTACGCCGGGGTCGATTTCAGGTCCGGGTCCCTCGGCCATTACATGAGTCCATACCCGGGCGTCTGCGCGGAGGGCGCTGGTGGCGGCGCTTGGACCTTGGCCTGCTCCTGCGGCGTGAGGGGCCGCCAGTCCTTGCCATCAGTGGTGGCGTACACCCAGCTTCCCCGATATTGAATCAGATGACGCGCGGAGTTCTGCGGGTCGGTGCTCGGCAGTCCTGCTGGCGGGTCCACGAGCGGACGCCCGGGGCCGGCCTGCTGCTCTCTCATGCGCCGGGCTCGTACCGCGGGATCCTCGAGCGGGTTCCCTCCCGGGCTCCCCGGTGGCGGTGGAGTTGCGGCACTCGGAGGAGCTGCTCGAGGAGCGGCTGTGGTCGCGCCCCCGGTCGCGGGCTGCATGATCGGACTATCCGGCGGAACCTGCCCGCCAGGAGGCGTCGGACCCAGCGGCGCGTACTCATCGAGCAATTCTTCCTTGGCGCGGGTGAGCTGCTCCATGCGACTCATGGCGTCCGTGCGCGTGCGCTCGGTCCAGTCCATCACTTCGCCGTACTGCTCTTTCGTCAGGCGCGGATCGTTGATCGCGTTGCGCTGGCGCTCCATGGCGAGGCGGGCGTCGTCCTCGGTGGCCCGGAGCTGCCGGTCGTAGTAGTCGAGGCGCGCCTTGACCGCGGCGGGGAGCTTGTCGGCAGCGGCGGCCGTGCGGGCGTTCAGCGTCTTGTTGCGCTCGATGTAGGAATCGTCCCGGCGCTTCTGCTCATCGAACTTCTGCTGGGCGAGGTTGTGCTGGAAAGCCTTATCCCCGGCGGCCTGCACGGCCTTGTACGCCTGCACGGCGGTCATCTGCCGGCGCTGCTCGGTGGTCCGCATGTTGCCCATCATGCGCTCGACCGCGAGCGCGGCTTTCTCATCGGCGTCGGCGCGGCCGGCGTAGGCATCGAGCATCATCCGGTAGTACTCGCTCTGAAGGCGCAGGTGCGCCTGCATCGTCTCGAATGCCTGCTGCCACGCTCTGGAGGCGGCTTCGTACTTATCGCGCGCGCCCGCGTTCAATCCTTGCACGAGCCCGGTCGTGGCCGAGAGCATCTGCAGTCCCGTGAGGCTCGTCGCCCGGCCCCCGAGCGCTGCCATGATCGCGAACATCGGTGCCATCTGCATCGTGTTGGCGTAGATCCCCTGCTGGGACGGCATCGAGTTCGCCCAGGCGGCGAGCTGCGGGGCCTGCTCACGGAGCTGCTGGGCGGCGGTCGAAGCGAATTCGGCTTGCTGCTTGCGCGCGGCGGCGGCGTCGGTGAGCTCGCTCTCGAACATTTTCTCCATGCGCCCCATCGAGGCCTTCTCGGACGGGGTTTCCCCGGCGGCGGTGTAGACCGCGGCCATCTTCGGGTCGATGTCGGCGAGTGCGCTCGAGAGGGGATCGCTGTCGTCGCCCGGGGCGGGGACGGTCTGCTGATCGGTGACCGGGACGGTCTGTGGGTCTGTGCCGTTCGACATGTCAGTCTCCGGTGCCGAAGCTCACCGCGCCGGTATCGCTCGGGATGCCGACGTCGACCGTGCCGGTGGTGGTATCGAGGCCGAAGTTCTGCGCGGCGAGGTTACTGCCATAGTCCGAGAGTGACATTCCCCCCGGCGCTCCCGAGGCGGTCTGCAGGCCCGTCACGAGCGGCGTGGGCAGGCTCCCGGCCGCCGGGAATGTCGTTGAGGGGTTGTTCGGATCGTTCGCGGTCCACTGTTGCGGATTGTTACCCACCGTCACGTTGCCGCCACCGCCCCCCAGGCCCTTGAGGATGTTCTGCACCGCGTTGCCGCCCGTGCCGGCCGTCCCGCCGGTCCCTTTACCGCCGCCCCACGCCGTGCCCAAGCCCTGCGCGAGCGCGGAAAAGAGCTGCTGCAGCTGGCCCGCGACCTGCGTGTTCGACTGCATCAGGAGCGATACCGCTTGGCTCTGCGCCCCAAGTCCAAAGGCCGAGGAGTTGAGCGCCTGCGTGAGGAGGTTCGAGTAGGAGGACTGCATCGCCTGCAGCGCTCCCTGCGCCATGTTGATGTTCCCCTGCTCGAGCTGCTGGGCGAGCATCGCGGCGTTGTTGTCGATCTGCTGGTAAGCGGCGGCGCGAGCGGAAGAGTCGATGTTGCCCGAAGCCCCGAGGGTGGAGTCGACCTGGGCGCGCTGCTGTGAGACGAAGCTCTGCACCTGGGTGTTCTGTGCGGGAGTCAAATTGCCGGTGCCGTACTGCACGGCGACTTGGCCCAGCTCGTTGGCGGCGGTCGTGGCAAGTGCAGTCTGTGTGCCCATTGGACCCGGTGCCTGCGGCCCGCCCGTGAGCTGACCGAGTTGAGCCGCGCCTGCCTGCGAGTAGGGTTGCCCGAGCGTGCTGATCGAGCCCGCGAGCTTGGACGCCTCCTGATTGGCTTGATGGGCCTCCAGCGCTCCGATGGCCCCGACTCCGCCGAAGGTGGCGACCTGGCCGACGGGGGACGTCAAGAACTGGTTCGCGCCCGTGGTGAAGCTCGAGAAGGCCGAAGGGTTCGCGGGCGTCGAGTAGGAGCTGCCGGGAACAGGGGCCGTCCCGGGCACCGTGCCGAAGGAGCTGGTCGGGGCGACGTAGTTCGCCGCGGTCGGATCGGTCGCCTGATAGGCGAGCGCTGGATTCTGTGTCCCGAGGGCGGCCATCAGTGCCTCGCTTCCCGCGCCGGGGCGGTGGTGAGCGCCGGCAGGTTACCAAGCACCGCCTGCACTTGGGCGGCACCATAGTTTTGGTAGGTCGCCACCTGTTGTGAACTCATCGAGGGTCCACCCCCAAATGCGGGGACTCCACCCGCGAGCGTCTGCCCACCAATACCAAGTCTCGTACCGGAGTTGATCTGGCCCGATTGCCACTGTCCAATGAAGCTCGTCAGGAGATTGCCGACGGCTTGCTTCTCCGGTGCGCCCTGCGCGGTTGAGGTGTTTTGCCAGCCGCCCGGCGACATCGAGTTGATCCATGGCTGCACCACCTTGGAATAGATCGAGCTGGCTGAATCGGTCGGAGAGATCTGCCCAGCCTTGAGCGCGGCGTTCACCTGGTTGAACATGTCGGTCGTGAATTGATTCTCCCCCATGCGGCCGTAGCGCTGATAGAAGGGCAGGTTTGAACCCCGCGCGTCGAAGATGCCGGAGAGCATCTGAAAATTTTGGGCCGGCGTGGCACCGGCCACTCCTTGAGCGCCTGACTTTTGATAAGCCGCGGCGTACTGGTCCCAGCCGACATTTTCAGGGTCCATCCGCCCTGGCCCGAATATTGAACTCACTGCACCGGCTGCTGCTCCGATTGCAGCACCGACAACGGTGCCGACGCCGGGGAGTATGGATGTCCCAATCGTGGCTCCGGTCTGTGCACCGGACAAGGCGTCAGCTCCCGTCGCGCCGCTCTGCCAGTTCTTCGCGAACTCATAAAGCGACAAAGCGTCCGCGGCGAAAGGCAAAGCCTGTCCGAGAGTCCCGGTAGTTCCGCCGAGCTCACCGAAGCGCGTGGCGAGCTGCGCGGCGTTGATCGCGGAGCTCGTGTAGCCCAAGGGCGTGCCGGACTCGATGCCGGTGTAAATGTTGGCGAGGTTACTGAGCGAGGCAGCTCCCTCACCGACACCCTTCAGGTACGGCTGTGCGGCGGCTGACCACGCCTGCGCGCCCTGCCCGAGATAGCCCTGGGAGGCGAGCGTGGTGCCGAGCTTGGTGGCGCTCGAGGCGGCCTGAATGTCGCCCTTCGCTCCCCCGCCCGCGATACCCGCAGCGATCCCTAGACCCGGCGCGCCGTACTGCCCGATGTCGCCCTCAAGTGAGGTTAGGCTGATCGGGTCGGGCACCGTCCTCTCCGTTCGCCTTGGGGGCGGCGGGTTGGTTGAGCTGCTCGGTGATCTTACCGAGTAGACCAGGTGCAAGCCCCGACTGCAGCATCACCCCGCCCGCGTTCAGAAGGATGAGCACGTGCTGCCAGTCGGTCTGCTCGAGCTCGATACGCAACTTCATGTGTCCTCCTTACGGCTGACTCGTGGTGCGGACGTTGTAAACACCTTTGGCGCTAGTCGGCGCGACGGGGCCGGTGAGGAAATTACCGGCTTGAAAGGCGGTGACGGTGCCGGGAAACCCCGAGCCAGAAGTGCCTTGGAAAGCGCCAATCCCGGGTGCCGATCCCGTGCGGGTTGCCGCCTCAATCGTGTTGCCGAGCGTGTTCAACGTGCCGGTGAATGTTCCCGCATTGGCCCCGTAACGTATCCAGGCGATCGCAGTGCCTTGAATTTGAAACTGCAGTGTCTCGCCCGCGACCCAAGTCGGCGACATCGGTCCCCAATTCGTCTGGGTCGTAATCGGGGCTGGCGTCGCCCCGGCATTCGATCCCCATAACCAGACTGACGAATTAAAGCGAAATTCGGCCGCCAGCCACGTGCCGCCCGTGATGGCGCGCAGAATGACCGCCAGTCCCGACGTGGCCGAAGGCGGAAGAGTCGCCGGCATGTTGATGCTTGCCCACTGGTCCGCCCCGAACGTCACCGAAGACACATAAGCAACGGGGCCACTCGTGTAATCGTAAGCGCCACCACTGGCGGCACCAGTCGCGGTCACGAGCACGTTGTTCCCTTTGCTGTAGGCCCACTGGCTCGTCGTGTGCTGAGCCGCTGAATAAGCCGTCAACTCCGTGCTAGAAGTGACGATGCCGACGCCCAGCGGATCAGTGAACAGTGTTGTCATTACAGCATCTCCACTACGAAACAATCGACGCGGAACTGCCCGCCGCTCGATGGGGTGCTGAGTGTATTGCCCCAATTTGAGGAAAACACCAAGTAGCTCCCGTCACGCGAGACGGTGCAGAAGGCGTTATCCCAGAAGTTAAAGCTGGTGCCATAGATGTTGCTGAAGGCGAAATTGTGACAGATCCGCCACCAGCCGGGTGCAGCCGGATCGGTCGAGTACATCATCATCTCGCGCTCTGCGACACGAGCGACGAAATAGAATGTCTGATTCGGGAATGCCGTACCGTCGTCCATGCCGGGGCCGGATTGAGTGCGCAGCGCCGGCACGTGCATACCGGCCCGCTGGTTCTGCCACGACATATAGCCCGAGGCATTCCGAGACATCTGGGTTCCCGATGGCGCAGACGCCGCAAAAATATCGCGCTGCGTACCGGGGGCGGGCGGCGGCTGCATTGCATTCACATTCAGCACACCGGTCGTATCGACGTAACTGCGGATCGTAAAATTGTTGTTCAAGAACTCAATCTGCTGGCTGGTATCGTGATCCTGCATGTTCCAAGGCGGTGATGCGCCCGCGCATACAATTACCGCCTGTGCAATCGGCGCATAAAGATCCCAAAACAGCGTCGGTTGGTGCGCATTGTTGTAAGTCCAGACGTTGTTACCGTTGCAGACGATTCTCAAATAACGGCCGCTATCCTCCAATGAGCACTGGTGGCCGGTCGGCCACGGCATCGTCGAGCCCGGCCCCGCGATGAGGCTATAGTTTGGAATCGCTACCCCGTCGATAGTCCCGTATTGCATGTCGAGGATGTGCTGGACGCCCTGCACCACTGCCACGAATGTGGAACACCGATCCTGCTGACCCGCCATGAAGCCAATGTTGTAATTGTCAGCCACGTTCGGATAACCCACATAGCGGTTGTTGGGGTCGGTGTAGAGCGAGGCAACAAAGCCAGCATAGTTATAGAACGCAGTCTGCACGCCGGTTGTCACGTCGGTATACCAAAAGTGCCCATCGCGGAACGGACCCTGCGTCCAGACACGAGTCTCAATTACCGGATCCCAAATCAGATCGGGGCCGATTCCCCAATCGACATTGCCGGTGGTCGGGCGATTGAGACTAGTCGCCTGGAAATTGACTTTATTGAGCTGGAAGAAAAAGGCCCCGGCATTGCCAACGCCAATGTAATTGCTGAACAGCGAGAAGTTGCTTTTTTCAGAACCACCCTGCGTGATGGACTGTCCGGCCCCTATCGCTCCCTCCGTCAGACGCAGAATGCGATAGCCGGAAATGTCATCGGTAATGATCGAGTTGCGAGGCCCCATAGTCGGCGGCACGATGCCAGTGCGCGGTGTAGCGAGTCCCGAGCCGGTGACGTTTGCTGGTGAGCCACCACCTGCGGGTTCGGGATGCACGTTGAAATCCCGTGGCGCGGTATAGCCGAGTTTCGGCTGCGCCAGCGTGATGATCGAATAGCTGCGAGTCGCCGTCGCATTCGTGGTTGTGTCAGTGACCGTCACGCCGAAAGTGCATTGAGTCGTGGTCTGCGAACCGTTGACGAGTTGATTCGGCGTGCCACTCAGTAGCCCCGAGCTTGAGAGCGACAGGCCAATGGCGGGGCTGAAGGGCGTTGTGACGGCCCACGAGTAGTTGCCCGAGCCACCCTGCGCCTGCAACTGCTCCGAGAACGGTATGTTGAGCGTTGCGGTGCGCAGGTTACGGGTAAAGATGCTCAAGCCCGGCGGCAAGGCGATATTCAGCTTTATCTGCGCCAAGGCTGTCGCCGAAGCCGAATCGGTGACGCCAGCGAGAAATGTGAAATACCCCAGCGCCGGCAGCGTGCCGGCCGGTGGACTCGTGGGTGGCGTACCGGTGAGCGCTCCGGTCGTCGCATTGAGCGTCAGCCAGTATGGGATGCCCGTCTGTGCCCACGTGTAGGGTGGCGTACCGCCGGAGGCTGAGAGCGTCGCGGTAAATGGGGCATTAAGTGTCGCATTCAGCACCGTTGCAGCGATAACCGGCGGGCCAGTCACCGGCGTCGTGATGAGAGTGACTTGCGCCCGTCCGACACGAGCTGTGGGTGTGCTGCTGTCAGTCACCTGCACGATGAAATAATCGCCATACGGACCAGTGACGTTGGTCGCGGTCCCCGGCGTGCCGGTGAGGAGTCCAGCCGTCGACAGAGCCCAGGTGTTGCCGCTGGCGGCATGCGTCTCTTTGAGGGTATAGGTATAGGGAGCCGTGCCCCCCGTCGCCGCGAGCTGCGTCGAGTAAGCAGTGCCAATCTGCGCGTTCGGCAAGATGAGCGAGGTGAGCCTCACGACCGATTTTAATTCGACGATGAAAAGATCCTGCCGTTGCGAAGCAGCTCCCGTCGAAGTCAAGAGCGTGTTACCCCAACGGGATTGGAACAGGATGTAATCACCCTGCATCGTCACCTGGCCGACGACACCGGCACCGTAAAAGTCCAAGGCGCCGGCCGGATTGGGAAACGCGAACACGTGGCAGAGCCGCCAAGTCGTGACATTGCTCGCGTAGGCATCGGCATCGGTCGACCAAGCCGAGAGCTCGCGCTGATAAGCCGCCGCGATCGGCGACCACGACGAATAGGCACCGTTGTTCGTCAGGATGAACGGCACCTGCATGTTCTCGCGGCCGTTCTCCCAGCCGGCATAGACTTCCCCGCCAGTACCAGTCGGCCCGGGCGGCGCAGCCCCTTGAAGGAATACCCCGCTCTGTAACTGAGAAAGATTCAACGTGCCGCGCAACCGCCACTGGTTGAGGAATGTCAGATAAGTGCTGTTGACGTAGCGATCCCAGCGGGTGTTGTGGTGACCCATCACATACTCGGGCGCAGTCGTCGACTGAATGTGATAGACACCCGCAGTGTTGTAGTTAACCGGCCACTCGTCAGTATTCCAGAAGAAATTACCGCCACCCGTCCCGCCACCTCCCGACATCTCGATCATCACGACGCGGCCGGACTGGTCCATGCGGAAGTCATGTATCGCCGTGTTATTGGGGACGACCCAGCCAGGAATCGCTACGCCATCCATCATGCCACCGGCGATGTCGAAGACATGGACCACGCCTTGCAGGTTGACGGCGATGCGCCCCGGCCCCGAGTCTTGGTTGCCGAGCATGACTGCCATGTTGGAGTTATCGGCGAAACACGGGATCCTCGTACTGACGCCGTACTGGGTCGCTAGTGCATTAACATCCCACAGAATCGCGGTAGCGCCCGAGACAACATCGAGAGAAGTGATGCGATTGCCGACGAGGCCGATGGCTTGAGTATCGATGGTGGGGTGCCAAACGAACATGTCCCACGCCCGCCCGAGTGTCCCTCCCGGTGACAGCCGCGTGACCGTGAAATTCACCTTGTCGAAATGGGCAAAGTAGTTGAACGTGCCCATGTCCATGTAGCAGAAGTAATTGCCGAGACACGACCAGCGGCGATTGAGCGTGTTGCCCGTGTTACAGACGTAATCCTTGTCTACCGCGTTATTGCCGAAGTCGGGTTGCGTCGCATCAGTCGCGCGCAGGACACGGAAACCCGAGATGTCATCGACGGTGGAAGAATTCATCGCCCCCATCGCTGGCGGCGGGATCGGGTCGGCCAGCACCGCATTCGTCACCGGCGCGTCATAGGTGAGGAACGGCTGCGGGTAAATCGCAATGCTGTACGATTGCGTCACCGCCGTGCCTGCCCCGTCCGTGCAAGTCACGCCAAAAGTCACCGCAGTCGGCGTCGTGCTGCCGTTGACGATCTGATTCGGCACGCCCACTACCCTGCCGCCACTCGTCACTGACAGTCCCACAGCGGGCGAGAAGGGTGTCGTCACTGCCCACGAGTAATTACCCGCGCCACCGGTCGCGTGTAATTGCCAGTTGACGCTCACGCCAATGGTGGCGAACCACAGATTTTTAGTGACGATAGCGAGCGGCGTCGAGCCGCCTGGAAATTGCGCCACCGTGCCGACTGCGACGGGCATCAGCGCACCCGCCGCGCCCAGATACCGGCAGCGACAGTCGGCGTGCCGGCCGAGAAATTACAGAAGCCAATGAGATAGGCCGTGGCGGCGGCCGATAGGCTGAATCGCACTACCGGCACGGTCATTGACAGCGCTGTTCCCGCAGCGAATGCCGTACCGGCTGGATAAGCGAGCTGGCAAGTTTGCCCCGAGCCCGCCGGGAAGGTTGCGGAAGTGCCGCTGATTCCCGACGCTACGTTGGTTGAGGTGACACTGCCCATCGAATAGGTAACGCCGCCGCCAACGTCCCAATCCCCTGCGGTCAAGGCAAGCGTGACGGCATTCATCGCGTTGCCATTGGTCAACGCCCCACCCGTAGCAGTATTGCTCAGATACTCACCGACGTTTCCGGCTGTCGCGTTAGCGCCAGCGGTTGTGCCAGCGATGCCGGCAGAGAAAGTCTGCACAGCCGTCCAAGTATTGGCCGTGCCCGTGGTGGGCAATGTGGCAGTCGAGCGCGTGACTTGGCCCGAAGTCGGATCAATCACAGCATTCGGCGAGGCAACGCTCGTCGCGAGACTCGGCATGAAGATCTGACCCGAGCCGAGCACTTGCAAAAACGTGTGCGTGCCGGTGTCGTCCGTCAGCCACGTGTTGCAATCGTTGATGCTAGTCCACGTGCCGGCGGCGCAAAAAATCCCGTTGCTGTTGCCCGTCGTATTGCCCGAAGCCGTGCCGGCCTCGCCGAGTTGAAACATCCAGTTACCCGGCGTCGTAAACGGACTGTATTTCGCCGTGAAGACCGGCGTCGTCGTGCCGGCAATCACCACGGGAGGCACGAGACTTGCGGCGGGGAAAGTCGCCCCGCCAACGAGCGAAAACACGGGTGCCGGCCCCGCTGTCCAACTGATCCCCGCCGGAATACTCGGCGTACCGTTGCCGATGAAGCCCGAGCCATCACCCCGGAAGTACGCGAGCCGCTGCCCCGGAGCCGTGCCGACACTACCGAGCGGGCCGTCAGTGTTCACTTGAAAGGCGTAATCCGAGGCGTTCGTCCCGCCCGACACTTGCATGCCGTTACTGTTACCCACAGTCGAGCCCGATGCCACCGTGGAACTGCCGACTTGCCATTGCCACTGATTCGGCGTCGTGAAAGCGCCGGTGCTGAAAGTGAACCTGCCCGTGGTGTCCCAGCGCACCCCGAGACTGCCGGCGTAATTGGGGCCTAGGAAGCCGTGCCCGTCGCCGAATATCTGGAAATACTGCACACCACCCGAGGTCGGCTCAACCATGAACACGGTGTCACCGGCATTGACGCCCGCCTGTATGAATACACCGTTGTTAAATCCTGCGCCGCCAGAAGTTGCCGAGCCTTGAAAGTACGCGAGCCATGCGTTCGCTTGAGTGTTCGTCGCGCCTTGCACCACTAGCCCGGCGAAATTCACGGCGCAGTTCAGCGTCATCATGTTGCCGCTGCCGGGACTGAGCGTCCACGGACCCGTCACGCTCACCGGTGGCGTCGGCGGGAAACCACCTCCACCTCCACCCGTACCGCTCGAGGCGGCCGTGATCTGACCCTGAGAATTCACCGTGAGATTAGTGTTGGTATACGAGCCAGCCGTCACGCCGCTATTGGCGAGCCCAATGGTGCCCGTGGTCGTGATCGGCCCGCCAACAAGGCCCGCGCCAGTCGCGACACTCGTTACCGTGCCGGTATTGGCATTCACCCAACGCGACGTGCCCGAATTCCACGTCAGCACTTGACCGTTGGTCTGGGTCGTGAGAGCGACATCGAGCAACTGCGAGAGATAGCTGACTCCACCCGTACCACCACCGGGAAGGGTCGCGCTACCGGTGAGCGAGAACGTGCCCGAGGAGTTCCAGATGAGCTGGTTCGGGGGGTTGCCAATCGCACCGCTGCCATCCGCCATCACCCGAAACATCGAATTGCCGGCGGCATTGTCCAGCATGAGCAAATACTGCCCGGCCGGGGGAGGAGTCGTCGTGCTCGTATTCTGGACAAAGATGCCGTTCGACAGCCCAGCAAGCCAAGCCGCGAAGGCGGCACTGTTGGGTGTCGTGTCAGTCGCGGTGTAAATGCGCATCACGTCCTGGTTCACCGCGCCGTTCAACTGCATCATCACACCGGAGCCCGGATTGACGACGACGGGACCGACGAGATTGCCGCCGCCGCCACCGCCGCCGCCACCGGCCACCGCCGCCGCCGACAGTTGGAAAGCGTTGCGCGGCGCGTTATAGACGAAGGTGACGATCTGCCCCGCATTGAGCGTGCCGGCGGCGAGTGCCGAGCCATCGGGATTCTGGATCGGTACCGGACCCAGGCTGTTGATGTTGAGCGTCGCCGCTCCCGTGTTCGTAGTAGCGAGGCGCACCTGCAGCGTCAAACCATCCCCATAGGACGCGAACTGCGTCGACGGGGTCTGCACGTTGATGGCGTTGGTCGTGCCAATGTCGACAAAGAAGTTGCTGAAGGTGTTGAGCGTACTCAGCGCTGTCGTGAGGGCGGCGAAGTTAATGTCGAGCAGCGACAACGGGATCGGTCCCACGTCGTTCGCGAACTGGTGCAGCCCTGTGACGGTGGCGGCCATGGGGAGCTCCTCAAGGTGCGCGGATGTCCGCGACGCGATCGATCAATAGATGCAGACGGTTGTGCAGCAGGTGCCAGTCCTGCAGCTCCTCTTCGGTTTTCCAGATGCCGGGAAGTGCCAAGCCCTTGACGTTCGGGGAGGCGAACTTCTCCTTCGTCACCGTGGCGATGGCGACGTGGCGCGAGGCATGCCGCATCATCCAGTCGCCGTTCACCGGTCCCTCGAGCGAGCCGCCCTTTGGCCCCAACCCCTTCTTGACGTACACCTGGTGGCGCAGCTCGTGGGCCGCGAGCCAGCGCTTGAGCGCGACCTCATCCTTGAGCGTCAGATCCCCGAATGGCGTCACGACGGGCATCAGGCTCCCACCCAGCGAGCGCCGATCTTGTAGTCGAGCAAGAAGGCGTTCAGCTCGAAGATAGTCCCTTTCTCTGTCCGTAGCGTGAAGCCGAGGTGCTTGTCGAAGGCCTCCGGGGCCTTGGCCCAATAGGTGAGGAAGCGCATGGGATTGATCCAGTCGACGAGCGCGGCGGCCGGTCCCCAGGCAGTCAGCGCCCGCTGCGCGTTCACCCACTGCACGAGCCCGAGGGTGCCGAGCGGCACGAGGTAGGAGTCGCGGATGGTGTCGAGGTAGAGCTGCGCCCCGATATTCTCGGGGTCGCCCGCGATATTGATGCGCACGCCGGCCTTGATGGCTTGCTTGTCCGCAATCGGGTCGCCGAAGTCCCAGAGCGCGGTCATGATGCGCGCGGCTGGCGCCGAGGTCGGATCGGCGAGGAGCTGGTAGAGGCCGTTGTTCATGATCGCGAAGAGCGCCGGGGTGTCATCGATGAGCATGGTGCAGATCGAGGTCACGCCCTCGCCGTAGTAGGTGCTCCACCACTTCGAGCCCAGCGCGTCCGAGAACCACATGAGGATGATGCAGCCCGAGCCGAAGATCGGGTCGTTGTTGCGATAGGTGAGAAAGGCCCCGTTCAAGAGGCGATTGCTCACCACCTGGGCGCCGGACATCTTGAAGGTGTAGGTCGTGCTGCCATCGGCCCCCGGCCACGGCTCCGCCAGGTCGAAGTTGAGGTACTGCCAGGTGCCGTTGATGGAGGAGAGATAGTTGTTCGCGGGATCGGGGGCCGAGATGAGCTGCACGGTCGTGCCGTAGAGCTGCCACGCGCCCCAGCGGTTGGCGAAGAGGATGAGCCGCCCGTAGGCCATGATCGACTGCGGCTGATCGGTGCCGACGATGGCCGAGATATTGAGGATCGTGAAGGTCGGGGTGGGCGGTGAGATCGGCACGCCGGCCGAGGTGGTGGGCACGTAAACGTCACTGATGACATGGATACTCGTTTCCCCAAAGACGTATAAAAAGCCGTTCGCCACGAACAGCGCGGTAATGTTGCTCCTCAAGGTCGCGTCATCGATCGTGGTGAAGCCGCCGCCGTCCGCCGCATCGAACACCTGATACGAGGGGGGCGTATCGGTGGCAAGTCCCGCCTTCGAGTAGAAGAGCGTGCGGCCCTGCGCGATCCACACCATGTTCTGATAGACAGCGATGGCCTGCCCTGACTGCGGCGCGCCGTTGGTGGACGGGACCGGGCTCGGGGACACTTCGCGCGTGCCGCCGCCGGTGATGACCTGCGTATCCGGCCACTCGAAGTAGCCCTTGCTGTCGATCATCAGGGAAGTGATCTGGTTGATCTGCGTGACGGCAGTCGCGTCGGTGCCCGAGAAGGTGCCGGCGTTGGAGATTTGCCGCGAAGCCCCGCTCGTGACGTTGTAGGTCCACATCGAGCCGTCGCGCCCCGCGGCAAGCAGCGTCTCCCCGGGCGGGTTGCCGATGTGGAAGCTCCAGATCTTGTAGATCTGCGAGGTGGCCGGGAACTGGTAGATGAGCGAGCTGATGTCATTGACCGAGTGCAGGTTGGAATATCCCACCGGCTGGCAATTCATCAAGTCGTAGGTGCAGGAGTCATTCGGCAGCGCGAGCCTGGAATCGGTCGTGTCGACCGGCAGAAAGTTCTTCAGCCAGTAGCTCTTGAGCGGCCGCTCGTCCTTCGATTCGATGTGCTGCGCCACGGTTTTTACCTACGGTAAAAGTCGCGGTTGCGGTAGCTGAAGAATCCCCACATGGCCGCGCGCAGCTCCTCGCCGTACTTCTGATAGAAGATCGTGCTCTCGCTGATCGACTGCTCCTGATACTTGGCGAGGTGGGCGGCGTACCACGGGATGCAGCGCTGGAAGACGACCGGCAGCACCTCGATGTCGGAGTCGCTCTCGAGCGGCCGGGGGACAATCACCACGTCCCACTCCGAGGGGTAGTCCTGATCGGGCGCGGGGTTGATGTAACAGACGTTGGCCCCGAGCATGGCGAGCGAGCCCGGCCGGCTGTAGTAGTTCTTCCAGATGCGCAGCTTGGCGTTCTGCTCCGAGAAGGCGCGGTTCTGGCAGATGACTCTCGTCGAGCTCCCCCAGATGATAGTGACGGAGAGGATTTCGATGACGTAGGTGCCGAGGTTCGCGGGGCAGCCGCCGTTCACCGTCTCGACGATGTTGTAGGCCTCCTGATTGGCCGGCAGCGTGATGTCGGTGATGAGCTGGCGCAACGCCTTGGTGTCGGAGGCCACCCGCACCCGCGCTTCGTTCACGTAGTCGGTGATGTCGGGATCTGACCAGTACTGCTTGTTGCCGTCGGTCAGGATCCGGCGCGTCTTGAGGTTGTAATTATCGAGAGCGCCCACACTGCATTACGCCTTCCGTGGCTTCGCCTTGGGGAGTTGACCGGAGGCGCGAGCCTCCGGCTCTCCACCGGGGTTCCGTAGCACGCCAGGATTCTCCCCGATTGGTTCCTCGAAGACCGTGCGTCCCTGTAAGAACTGGAAGCGGTCGAGCGCCTCCAGCGCCGTCTTCATCGTGCCGCCCGGGTGCAGGAGCCCGAGACGGTTGAGCGCGCCGGCCTTGAGGTGCGGTGGTTGCGACCACGCGAACATGTGCTTGACGGCCTCGAGGTCGACTTCGACGGGTTCCCCGGGGGCGAACAGGTAGTCCTTGCCGCCGTAGCGGCCCGTCACCGCGAAGTCGTTGCCGTTGATGACCTGCACTGCTTCCATGGCTCACCGTGCGTACTGCGACCAGGTGGTGGTGCCCGCCGCTCCCGAAGCCAGGATGATGGTTTGACCGGCGGGTCCCTCGAAGTCGAGCTGCGCGGCGGTGGAGGGCGCGAGGAGCTGCGTCCACACGGGCGTCGGTGGCCCGGGCTGGCTCGGGAACTGGTACGGAGCCCCGGTGTTGTCGGGGTTGACGGTGACCGAGCAATTCGCTCCCAGCCACACGACATAGGTGCCGCAGGCGGGGATCAGGACGGGCACGAGGTTGGCGGTCGTGAGGGTCGGCGCAGCTCCGGTCGCGGGCATGGCGATCAGCATGGTCGTGGTCGAGAGCACGCGGTAGACGGCGAAGGTGAAGCCATTCACCGAGGTGTTGCCGGTCGCGCCCGTGATCTGGAAGTAGGTGAAAGTGCCCTGCTGCGAGCCGCCGCCGAAGGAGGTCGGGCCGTGGTGCGTGGTCGGGTTGGTGATCGACTTGATGCCGTTCGGCAGGAGGAGCTCGGTGTAGCCGTGGGCGGCGGTGGTCGTCACGAGCGCGGTGTTGCAGCCGGCGAGGGTCGCGGCGCCGGTGTTCTGCAGCGCGAGCCCGGTGAGCGGGATCGGCACGGCCGTGGTCGAGTACTGCGGCTGGACGAAGACGCTGCCGGGAGGGGCGATCTGTTGGTTGGGCATGACGTCCTCCTACAGCCCGCTCACGCCGACGAAGCCGGTGACGCGGCCGCAGCTCTTGGGCTTGGTGTTGACGATCTGCCAGGCATTCACAACCACGCCGATATACCCCAGCTGGTAGTTAGGAATGGTCGACTCGAAGCCCGAGAAGTTAAACGTCGCCATGTCGTGCCAGTAGGCGTTGATGTAGTTGTTGTTGAGCATGTAGATCGTGCCGGCGTCGGCGGCGGGGACGTAGGGGTCCATGTAGACCGGCATGCCGGCGACGTCCAAGGCCTTGAAGGCGGAGCGCGGTCGGTCGGCGTCACTATCAAACGCATTGCCGGGGGTGATGACATAGCTCTCGGCTCCGACGTAATCCTGTGCCAATGCGGCCCACGTACCAGCGTCCGTGACGCCAAAGGAGGGATGCTCGCCGCAATAGTTGTTGAGGCCCACGATCCACTGCAGCACCAGCTTGCGGGTCGGCGGCACGCTGCCGGCAGCGCGGACATACGACTGCCACCACGTGTTGGCGCTGCGTGAGATGTTGCCGTAGACCGGCATGTTGGTGCCGTCGTCGATGGCGCCGTCGAGGCCTATCGCGCGGTTGTTCGTGAGACTGGTGTTGCTGTACGCATCCGTCGCCATGAAGTGCATCGTCGCGTTGGTCGCATCATTCATGCGCGCTTGGATCAGCGGTATGACGGCGTGGTCGACCTGCACGAGGCCTTCAGTGCCCAAGAACGGGATCGGCGTCAGCACCAGCTGCAGGTTGAATTCGGCATCCTGCACGGCCTGCAAAGAGGGCGGCGGCGAGAAGGTGCCGGAATAATCCCCGGCGGAGGCCACCACGAGTGGTGAGCCCTGCACCGGCACCGTTACCGAGCTGACGCCACCGCCCGCAGACTGCGCGTTCGCGAGGAACGAAGCCATCAGCGGCGTCGCGTTGTAGATCTGGATGATGAGCTGCGGAATGAACGCCCGGCGTGTGATCGCGGACAACTCGTTGAACTGCGGACCTGCTTGTGGGAGTAGACCACCTGGGACCGGCATAAACTAACTCCTTACCGGCCAGTGCGCGCGCGGCGCAGCATGTCGGTGATTCCCTCGTGGGCGATTTTCTGACCGCGGCGGATGCGTTCGGCCGGCGTCATCTTGCGCCAGTCGGGGGGCAGGACGTCGGCGGGGCCGCGGCCGGTGGGTCCGCCGTAGGTGTCGGCCGAGGGCTCGGCCGTCTCACGCTGCAGCGTTGCGAACTTGAGCGCCGCATCGAATGAGCCGATCCCCTCGTCCTGGGCGAGCTTGCGGATCTCATCCGCCGTGAACCCAGCCGCCTCGGCAGCTCTGTCTTCCTTCTCGTGGCGCCGCGCGGTGCGGTCCTCGATGCTGCGCGCTTCCTGTTTCTCCTCCCACTTCGCCTGCCGGTCATCGAGCGATTTCATCTGATCGCGCAGGTCGAGCTCGGGGAACTGCAGGTCGGGCTTGATCTTGCGGGCGAGGCGCTTCCACTCCTCCTGAGCGGCAGGATCCTTGGCCTGGAGGAGGAGCTGGCCGAGGCCGAGCGCCTTGCGCTCATCGGGTGAGAGGTCATCGACGGCCATGGGCTCTCCCGGCGCGGCGGCGACTCAGGCGCGGTGAGCGCGGCAGATTCTTCCGCATGGGCATCGAGATTGGCGGGCGTGCGCTCATACAACATCTCCCGTGCCGGTGAGGCGCTTGTCGTTCTTGTTGATCATCTTCTTGGCACTCGATGCGCCACCCATTTCCATAAACCGAGGAGGGTTGCGGTTGCGGTTGTGCTCTTTGGCGTTCGATGTCGGGTCACGGAGCGTGCCGGCGTTGGGGGCCAGGAAGCGGCGACGGTTCTCGGAAGCCATGTGTCATCTCCTTGAGCTCGAGCGAGTGCCGCGGTTGGTCGGTCCCCGTTTGGCGTAACGGAGGAGCGGCGAGTCGCGACTGCCGGGTATGCGCATACGGTTGGTGTCGATGGTCGGGCGCGTGGCGCGCTGCTCGTTGCGGAGCCAAGTCGGGTCACGGCCGTTCATGGCGTGGGTCCTTCGGCTCCTGCGGGCGGCGCTCCCGGCCCCGGCGGTGATGCACCTGGTGGAAGTCCTCCCGGGCCTTGAGGAGCTGGCGGGGCGCCCGGTGGCTGCTGCTTATCCAGCATCACGTTCTTCATCTGCGCGGGACTCACGCCCTGATCGTCCTCTTCGGTCTTGCCGGTCTGCTTGACGACTGCGCGGATGATGTCGAGGTACATCTTTCCCAGCGGGGTATGTGACCCCGCTAAGGGAAGTGCGTCTTCCGCCATGCGGAGGATCAGTTGCGCACGCGCGCGGGCGGCGGCTTCGTGGCCGCGGGGCGACTGGGGAGCCATCGCGGGAGCGGCACCGGGAGTGGGTTGACCGCCCAGGGCCATCGGCGTCGGTGGAGGTGCACCGGCAGCGGGACCGGGCGGAGGAGGCGCAGCACCGGGGGGCGGACCGCCCTGCGGCGGTACACCGGGAAGTTGATCGGCGGGGGTCGCCATGCCCACCGGCTAGCGCGGGACGAATCCTGCGCCAAACGCCCGAGGACCGGCAAGTGCCGGCCCCCGGATTGCGCTAACCGTCGACTCTAGCGACGGCGATAACGACGGCGACGCGGCAGCTCTTTGTAGTCCATGTCATTGCTCCGGGTAAGTGGTTCCCGGCGTGCTTGCGAAGGGGGAGTCTATCACCGGCCTTTGCGGGCTCTCATGCGGCGGGCGCGGCGGGTCTGACGCAGACGACGTAAGCGGGCCATGGGCTTCTCCTACCCCGGCGTGCCCTGCGACTCTACTCCGCCACCGTTCGCCCTGCTGCCCCGCGCGCGTCCGCGGATACCGGCGAGCTGGGCCTTCTTCAGCTCGAACTGCTCCTGCTCCTGATGCTGTTTCGCTTCGAGCGGCTCGATTTCGTTCTCCAGTTCGTAGATGAGCTGCTCACGGTTCGGTATCGAGAGCATCCGCAGCGCGCTCTTGCGGGTAATCATCTTTCCCTTGAGCAGCTGGAAGACGAGCGCGGTGAGGTCATCGACGAAGATCGGGCTGTTCGAGTGCGCGTCCACTTTCACGAGGAAGTCGTCGGGGAGCTGCTTGAGGATGAACTCCTCCTTCTCTTTCTTCCCCGGCTGCACCTCGGCCTCGAAGTGCGTCGGGTCGTACTTGCGCATCAGCTTCAACGTGTACGTGGCGAGCGCTTCGAGGGAGTCTTCAATAATGAGTGCGCGCTTGCGGGCGCGGGCCGATCCCAACTTAGCTAGATCCATGGCGTGACCGCCCGCTCTCACTCCGGGGGGATTCTTGCCCTGGGTGATGGGCGGCAGTCCCGAGGTGTTCTCGAAGTCGGCATCGTTGCGCTCGAGGCGCGCGTAGAGGTCGGCGGGCAGCTCGATCTGGATGCGCTCGGCGCGCGGTCCTCCGCCCCCGGTGCCGGCCGGATCCGGCTGGTTCAGGAGTCCATTCGGCGTGTCGAGCGTGTACTGCAGCTCGTAGAGGTCGCCGGGGAAGCCGGAAGTGGTCGAGGGCGGGTGGGCCTGCAGATCGCAGAGGTGGTCGATTTGAGCCAAGTAGCGGTTGCGCTGCATCTGCAGCGGGATGAGCCGCTCAACCTCGCTGATGCCCCAGAAGTAGTGAGGATCGGGGTTCGGGCAAATCTGGATGAACGGCGGATCGTGCGGCAGTCCCCCGGCCTCCTCGTTCGGTCGGTCGAAGATCGGGATGTCGGGGTCGGCGAAGGTCGCGATGCGGTAGTCGTGGAGCCGGTCGTCCCACACGTACAGCTCGCACATCTCGATGAGCTCCTCCTTGACGCGCGGCACGTACTGGAGACTCGCCTCCGACATCCAATCCACCGTGCCGACTCCAGTGGGTGGACCCACCGTTCCCCCGAGCGGCGACTGCGCGCTCATCACGATGCGGTCGATTCCCGCCTCCTGCGCCTCGATCATGCCCGAGGCCCTTGTCGCCACCTTGCGCAGGATCTCCTCCAGGCGCGGCACCATGGCGAAGTCGTTGCGGGCTTGGCTGAGAGTCATGCTGTACCAATGGCAGAAGGCCTCCTGCTTGGACAACATCATGGTGTCCTCACGGAGCACTCCGAAATTATGGGGATACACCACGCCCGGGTAGGGGACATTTCCCCGCCACAGCGGCTTGATGAACATCGAGTCGAACACCAGCGCTCGAAGTAACGCCGCGCCGAAAATGATGTCCGTATTCGAGGCGTGCCAAACGGTGTTCACCTGATTGTTCACGACCGGCAACCACTGACGGTAGGGGAGCGGTATCGCGGCCCCGAGTTCGGTCGAGAAGCGCGTCGTCTCCTGCGAGTAGAGGAAGGCGGTCAACTGATCCAGGTGCGGCCAGATCTTGTTGGCGGCGGGGGGGCCGGTCCCTAAGTCGATGTCGGTGTTGGCGAGACTCGCATCCGTGCCGTACAGCCAGTAGTAGCGCCGCGAGGTGTACCTCACCCGCCGGTCATCGCGACTGACGCGGCAGCGGCCGATCAGCTCGCGGAAAAAATCAAACCGCTTGAATCGGTCGCGCCGCGAATCTCCTTGCGGAATTTTCATCGAGCGTTCCTATGTGCTTTCTGACGGCCGCATCGAAGAGTTCGACCTCGACGATGGAGCGCCAGGTGCCCGGGGCGTGGCAGACCACGGTCGTGAGGATGCCGTCCACGCGGGTCGACACGACGAGGGTTCCTTCGACGGAGGTGTTGTACGTCTCGGCCTCGAGCTCGTAGACGCTGCGGACGCCGCGCGCGTCCCCGGTCACAATCCGAAACACTCTCATCGGTCACTCCTCGGCTTGCCGGCGTACATGAGGGGGGGGAGCGGTTCAAGGGGCGGGGAGCCGTAATGGCGGGTCTTGCCGTCCTTGCCGGTGCGCCACTCGGTGCGGTTGTAGGGGTGGCCGAAGCCGGAGTTGGTGAGTCCGTTGGCACCGTGGGGAAGCTTCGCCACATCGACTTGACCCGACAGACCCGCCACGTTCCACGTGGAGCCGGCCTGCGCGGTGATTGGATTGCGGGACTTCAGGTAATTCTTTTCCGCGACGGAGCCGCCCGGGGTGGAGGGGGACACGTCAATATCCAGCAAGCCTTGAGCGTCCGCCATTTCCCGTACGAGCCGGGTCGAGGTCTTCACACGCTCGCTGGCGATCGACACCTTGGTATGGATGAGGGCGACGAAGGCCTTCGAGCACCCTTTCGGGCATTGAGGTATGACGCCAGCTTGAACTCTGGCCTCGAACCGTCCGTGCGCCGCGCACTCGAAGTCGTGCAGCACGCTCATGGCTTCCAGCCGGGCTCATCGAGGCAACGCCAGCGCTCGGGGTTATCGAGCAGCGTCTTGAACGAGGGCAACTTCGCGGCCGGGCGCTCGAAGACTGACACCTGGCTCAGCCGTCCGGTCTTCAGGTCGAACTGCATCTTGGGCCGCATCTTGAGCGGCACCGGGTGGTCGGCGATGACGGCGACGCCGCTCCAGCCGGGGAAAGCGGTCTTGTAGTACTTGAGGCGCCGACAGACGAGCTCGCCCGAGATGATTCGCTTCAGCACCCTGGAGAATCGCATCTGCCGGGTGGGCCACAGCCACACCCTTCCTGAAGCGTGACCGCGGAGGTTCGTCGGGTACTTGAGCCCGAGCGTGCGGGCGAGGGCCATGTTGGGCCAGCCGTGGTGATCGAGGAGTTCGGTGATCCACCACCTAATCTCATCGCAGCTCATGCAGTCGGGCGGGGCGACCCAGCGTCGGGTGCGCAGGCGCTTCGTGCGGTCAGGCATCATGTGAAGGCACCGGCTCCGTGCACCGGCAACGACCGAGGCGAAGGGACAATACCTGTGACGTCACCCGGAGCCGGCACCAGGGGGGAGTCTACCCGCGGGCGGGGCCGGAATGCCAAGGAGTCGCCGCTGGCGGTCGGCGAGGCGCTGGTAGACCGTGGGAGGCTTCATCTGCCCGCCGGACAAGGCGAGCTGCCGCTGGTTCTCTTCCAGCTGGAAGGAGATGCCCTGCAGCATCAGCCGCGGCCGGAGCCGGTCGAGCCACGCCTGGATCGCCAGCGCCGCCCCGATGACCCTATCGTCCTTGTGACGGTTGCTCCCCCCCGGCGCCTTGCCCGGCTCCTGCTCGATCCAGCGCATCTCCTCCAAGAGCGGTATCGAGTGGATGATGGCGAGGCCGCGCGCGAAGTAGTCCCTGAAGTTCCCCATGTACCTATTTTTCTCCTTGAAGGTGCTCTGCGTCCCCCGGGCGGTCGGGTTGCGCGTCATGGCGTCGAAGCGGCTGTAGAAGAACTCGCGCATGCCGCCCAAGAAGTTGTGGAGCTGCTTGCGGTCGGTGGGCGCACCACTGAAGCGCTGACGTCGCAGGTTGTCGATTTCGGTGAGCACGGCCGCCCCCGGGCCGTTGATTTCGAGATTCCAAACGCACGGCGAGTAGAGGCCGGCCATGTAGCACAGCACCCACGCGAACTGGTACGGCAGAAACGTCGGGCTCCAGAACTCCGCCACCTGTTCGGCTCGGTCTGACCAACACCGCCACACGCTGATCGTATTCGCGTCCGCCCAATCGGAGGAGCCGTAGATCGGGTCCGCCCCGAGTGTGTAATAGGCCTTCTCCTCGGGAGCGGCATAGATCGTGAGGTTACTCACCTTGCGCGGCGACTCGACGATCTGCGTGTCGGTGAGGCGCTGCTGAATCTCGATGCGCAGATGCCGGGGGACAGGCTCGCCGTTCAATCTGCGGCGCGTCGCGGTCAGGTCTTTGCTGGCGTAGTACTGAGTCCCGGTCGTGACGAAGGCAGTCTCCGCCAACCACGGCATCTCGCTCTTGGCGAGGTCGGGATCGGCGGTCTTCTCTTCCGTGTACCAGCGGTACCAGGCGATCTGCTCGGGTACCAGCTCCTTGGTGCCGTAGAGGTATTCGAGACAATCGCCGTACAGCACTGACACGTCGTGCGCGAGCCGACTCTCTTCCGCCGTCATGCGGCCCTGCTGCCCCCAGTACACTTTGTAGAGCTGATGGTCCTTCTTGTAGCGGTACAGCTCATGCGCCCACCACGAGACGAAGATCGCCTTCTGCGTGACCGCACGTTCGGCGATACGCCACTGCTCCTCAAACGCATTAAAACCGCTCGCGGTCGATTCCCACAGATACAGACGCGCCGGGTTCTTCTCGGCGAGCGAGTTCTTCAATACCTGGAAGGAACCCTGATCGCCCCAGAAAGCCACCTCAGTCCCGTGACAGAAGGCGTTGCCCTTGGCGCGTCCCAACTTTACGGTTTCGCCTACCCGGGTGCCTGCGATCTGATATTCGAGCCGGCTCATCTGACCGTCGCGGTGCCGCCATACGAACTCGTTGCGATTGTGCGTGGGACTGTACGGCTTGTAGGCCTTCGGCAGGCGTCGATAGGCCTCCGCGAGCTGCGTGCGAAAGTTGACGAAGGTCTTTTCATCCTGCGTCACCAGAGTCCCGTCCATGCCACCGTGGGTGAAGAGCCACCACAGATCGAGCGCCAGGAACACCGTTGACATGCCGAGCTGCCGGCACTTGAGCACGGTGAAGTCGTGGACGTCCTTATCGAACCCGGCGGCAATCTCGCGCATCACCCAGCGTTGCGGCCCGTAAGGCCGTCGCAGCCGGATCGTTCCATACTCCTTGGAGTTGATGACGAGCTGCGCGGCGAAGCGCCAGAACTCCTCAATCGCGAACCGTTCAGGCGTAGCGGTGACCACCTCTAGAGGGTGAGGCCTGCGGGGGAATGGGTAAAGGCTTGACCGGCGTGCTCACCGCTCCCGTGCCTTCCGTCGTCTGCCATTTCATAAGGGCTCCGTGAGCTGCGTAAAGCCGCTCGCCGCATTGACCGTGAGTCCGGGGGGGTAGCCGCCGACGCTCGCGACGCGCTGCAGGCAATCGGCGTTGATGTGACAGGGAGGGCCGGTGAGGGCCACCGTGGTCTGTAACGTGCTCGCCATCTTGCCGCGGATCACGAACTGATCGAACAGCGGCAGCGCGGTAGAACTCGCGAAGTTGGTGCTCGTGCCATCGGGCAGATAGTCGAACTTGATGCCGTAGCCGTTCGCCACGACGTTGTTCTCGGCGTAGTCGAGATAGACCGACTCGATGACCGGGACGCTGCCCTGGACGGCGGCTAAGCCCTGCACCTGGAAGTTCACCTTCGGCACCATCTGCGACTGCCCCGGCTGATTGAGCGCGGTGTAGCGCAGGTGCAGGTGCCGGGTCGAGAGCGAGTAGGCCTTCACGAGCGGCGAGTAGCCGAAGTTCACCCCGTCGCCGACGCAGCTGAGGGCCACGTTCTCGACGCCGTAGAGAAAGAACGGCCGCGACACCGAGGAGTAGAGATTCTCGATACGCGAGTGATTGCCAGCGTTGTGGAGCGCGATGCCGTACTCGCAGCCCGCGGCGCGCGTGTTGCCGGTGAGCGATAAGTGCTCGACGGTGGCGCCGGCATGGGGATCGGCCGTGCAGTAGAGGGCGCTGTACATGGCGGTGACGTTGAGATCCGAGATCGCGATGGCGCTCGAGCCCGGGCTCGCGTTGGACGCCACGACGCACACCGCGTTCGGGGCTGCGACCTTGACGATGGGACCGGCACCATCGACGTTCGTCACCGTCGCTGAGAAGCCACTGCCACTGCCACCGAACGCCCCCGCGGGAGCCGTCAACCCATCACCGACTTGATAGTTGCCGCCGGGATAGAGGATGCCGAGCGCGCTCACTTGCCCGCCCGCGACCGTCACGCCCACCGTCGCACCGCTCCCCGAGCCGCCCGCGAGTCCCACGTTGTTGTAGTAGCCGTTCACGTAGCCCGAGCCGCCCGCGGTCACCGCGAGCGCCGTCACCCCACTACTCATCAGCTGCGTGCCGCGGATCGTCGGACTCACGAGCCGCAAGCGCTGACAGCCGTGAAAGAGCATGAACGCCCCGCCCTGGACGATCCTCGTGGTCAGCACCGCGCCTGAGAAATCCATCGTGATGTCGTGACCGCCCGCCAAGATGAGGGCCGCCTGATAGGGCTGGTAGAGAATCGAACCATCGGCCTGCTGCTGCGGAGTACTGAAGGGGGAGGCCGGATCCAAGGTATTGACCGCATAGATCCCGGGCGCGAACCTCAGCACCCCACCGCCGGCCGCGACACACGCCGCCCACGCCGCGCGGATCGCGGGTCCACACTCACTCACCCCGTCCGCCACCGCCCCGAACCCGCCGACATCAAAGAGCGCCGTGCGCGCGCCATCGACCTCGTTAAGCCACGCGGCGGAGACGGTCCCCTGGCGGTCGACGAACCTCTGCAGCGGCAACATCCGCCAATCCTACCCCGGGCACCGCCAGCCCCGGAACCGCTAGCCCCGGCACGAACGGACTCAACAGCGGCCGCGGCGCCGGGGTTGCCGGCGGACTCACCGCAAACTGCTGCGGCAACGCACTCGCCTCCTCACACTCCCGCTTCAGGAGCGCATCCCACGTCCAGTCCACCCTTAATGCTTCCGCGTTCTGCCACTCCACCCACTGCGCTCTTCCGTTCTGCCAGCCGACGAGGTGCGGACGCACCCAGCCCGCGATGAGCCCGAGAACCTTCACCCGGTTGCAGAGCACCCGCCACCGCCCCACGCGATCCAAGTGATAGCCGTTCAAATCCCGCGGCCGCCCCTCACTGCACCCCTGACATCGCCACGGACACCCCAGGAGCGGACACTTCAACGCGCCGATGAACGGACAGCTCGCTTGACACTTCGCCAACCGCTCGCGGTTGAACGGACTCACCCCATCGAGCGGATTGTCCGCGGGACAAGTCACTTGGCACTCGGCGCGGGATTCGGACACGGCGCCGGAGCCGCCGGCTGCGCGACCGTCACGCAATGCGCCCGCGAGTAACTCCCCCGCTCACCGGGACCGGGCACCAGCACATCGAGCTTCTCACTGCGCGCCCACGCCGCTAGCGCCGAACACTGCGGACCTAACCCGATGTCACTCTCCTGATACGCCTCGTTCAAACACGCCACCACCATCGGCGTCGGCACCACCGTCACGTGCTCAAACAAACTACACCCCGACAGCCCTACCCCCATCACGACAAGCGCGGAAAGAACTCGTACACGTCCCTGATCAACAACGCCTCGCATGTCCCCATCTCCCGAATGATGCGCTGCAACGACTGTACCTCCCGCAGGATGATCACCGCATCCGCAGGCTCAAGCGTCAGATGCAACGGTAAACCCTCCCCAGCCGCTAACCGCCCCAGCTGCCGCCACAACAACTCCTCGCGCGTCATCGCCCCCACCTCCGAGCCTCCCGCTCCTTGTCCCGCTCAACCTCGCGCCTGAACCCCCACCACCCAAAGCCCAGCAGAAGCCCAAGCGCAAACTCCCCCAGCCAGCGATAAATCTCAAGCAACATCGTTGCGTCCCTCCAAAACTGTGAACCAGTCGGCAGACAAGCCTCCCTACGTGCGATAGGGGGGTACCCCAGGGGGGTCCTCCGGAGGCCCTTCCGCTTAAACCCCAATCTAACACCTCAGCACACAAATCACCGCGGGAAAATTTCTGAGGAGGAAAGCCGTGACGTGCACTTCCTCGAGCCATCGAGGCGTCCGACGCGCGGAACTGGTCCGAGCCGAGGCGTCGATTTAACGTAATGTGTATTATGCGAATCAGTAAGTGGTTGAAATCATTGGAGTTTGTGTGGAAGCTCTGTCTCAATGAAATCAAGGACTTACGAGGCCGGTGCGCCAGTGACTCACCGTGCGTCAGCGGCGTACCAGTGCGCCATTGGCTTATGCAGATCCTAGCTACTAGGTGGCTGTTGGTATGCGTCAATGGCATAGTGCGTCAGAGGCGTATTCTAACACCGACATAACATCTAACATCTAACACCTGACATGTTGGGGGTGAG